TTTCCCAAAGGCTCACCTCCGAGACCATCGGTAGATGTTCTCGGAACTCGAGTTCTACTCGGAACTTGAGACGCCCAGTCTCCCGAGATTGGCACTTCCAAGTCCTTGCAGGCTTGAAAGAAGTTCCGAACCGATTCGAGGCCACCTTTCTTAGAAAGGGGCTTCGTACCGTATTCGGAGTCTTTCACTTCAAGCTTGCGGAAAGCCAATCTCTGTTTGGTCCACCCTGGTCTTCCCGAATCCATCTTCTTCTTGAATGGCGGACACTGTTGCAGCAGACAGGTAGTAAGATACCGACTGCGAATAGTGTCTTGTCTATGCGCCACCAAGGAAGAAGCCTTTGCCAAGTGGGAACCGTCCGGCTCTACAAGGTCAGAAACCTGGGGTACTCCCCAGGCAGCAACCTTCCAGAGCTTCGGATTCCTAGGCACTTCAATGAATGGATTTGGGAAGAGGCCCTCCGCTCTCGCACTGCTCTTCGTGTTCAGGGCCTCGGCGACGTCAACAGACAAGCCTCGCGAAATAAGAATCGCGAGACGTCGTCGGACGCCCTGAGACACTGCGAGCCCTCGTCCCGTGTACCCAAGACCGCCTGCCTCCTCAGGCAGGTGGAGTCTAGGGTCTTTGACAATCCACGGGAAGAGAGTCCGCATCACCCTCTCCTGTCGTTTAAGATAGACCGCCGGCGTACGCGACTCCGCACAAAGCGGAGCCCGAAGACCTGGAGGCGGTACAGGAGGAGGTACGAAGAGGTCAGTGTAGTGCTTCTTGCCGTCTCGAGAACTCACAGCCCGGCCATATATCTCACACATGGTCCAGCGAGAGTCCGAGACGAAAGTCTTTCGGAGGTTCAACGAAGCCCCGACGTGCATTGCACGGTCGCCATACTCATCTCTACCAATGAGCGTAGAGGTAGTAAGCGGCCGATCAACTGCCCCGTAGATGTGTGTGTAAGGCATAGAATAGCCTACAGCATCATCTCCGTGAGTCAATGCAGGACGAAGGGGCTCGCAGAGCCACTCCGAAATCCAAGACAGCACTACGAACGAGAGCGGAGTGCCCATCGGGCTTCCACGCTCCGCCTTTACCGCACGCTTATCAATTTGTGGGAAGTCCCACACGGTGCGGAAAGGTCCTACTCCGAGACTGCGCTTTGCCAGTGCCTCATTAGAGGCAATAATACAGCCGGCATCGCGAAGTCCGTTGATGACTGCCTCGACAGCCTGGAGAGAGAGACCGTCAGTCGCCTTGCTCAAATCGAGCGAGACGAACTTACCCGGTCCACCCAGACACTGTCGAAGAGAATGAGGCCATCTCGAGGGGGCCTTTGGCAAGTGCCAATGGTGGTTAGCGAGCATTTCACAGCTCACCCGAACCCAAGTACCTTCAATGAAGGTCTGGGCGTCGGGAACACCAACGACACGAACCTTGAGCCCCTTCGTCGAGAGGGCTTGGCTCCGAGTTCGCGCTTTATGGCCGAGTTTCCAATTCAGCCAGCGCAACCGGATAAAGCCAAGGCACCGCTTGACCTCATCCTCCGTCTGTCTTGGGCTGATCTTCCGGCCATTGACAATACTCTCGAATACTGTATTATAACAGTAGAGTCCGAGAGTGTCGGTGATCAGATGTTCGTAATCGTCAAACGCCAAGAACTTAACCGCCGGATCTTCCATAATGGTCTTAGCCTGGACAGACTGAGAACCAAAGGAGAAGAGACCGGCTGGCGCTTTACGATGTACGGACACCCCATGTGCCAACGACAGAAGGTAGCCATCAACCCCGCCTCGAGTGGAGGGCCACTCGAAGCAGGCGGAGGAGGAGCGTGGAAGAGATGTTGGAACGAGCACCCGCGGACCGCGAGTGGAAGCGCGGATCTTGACAAATGCGCGGATGTCGTCCAACACCTCGCCCGATACGGGATACTCGTTAGAAAGCATATCGTGCGCCTCGTGGAGAGCTTCAAGCACAAGACCTTTAGGGGCCTTGGGAAGACCACGAGAGAGACGCGAGAAAGCGAAACCGTCCCGGGACTCCTTGTGAGCCAATCTTACCAGCGACTGCTGAATACGACGATCGATCATCGCCGTATAAGTCACTGGAGATCGCAAAGAAGACTCCCGGACCGTTTGCGCCAACTTCTTCAGTTCGCCGGCGATCCAGACCCAACCACGAGGGAGGGAACGGAGAAACCAGCGACGAAGACGATGTGCAACGTAACGAGTATCCCAGCCAGAGTGGACCAAACCAGCCCAACACGCTGTCCATACGTGTTGGGTGGGAGACGTGACGCCTCCACGGTGTCGGCTAGACGTAACTCTACCCTTCTTAGTTGAAGGTCTCGAGGTACGACTAGCTGGCTCCGCAGGATGGCTCTTTACAAGCGAAGAAACGCGCTTGTAGGTGTTCCGATCCATGCGGG